TGGGGAACTCCCTCAGACCGTTACTGCAAGCATTCGGTGGTCGTGCCGTAGTGCGGGGACATCGCCCCCTAGCGATTTACACGCTTAAAGCACCAATAGGTCATGAACTTTCACCAGTCGCGTGAAAGCCCGTGAACCGCCGGGTGGCTGACGAGGGTGAGCTCGTCACACATGATTACCATGGTACACAACTCCCGTAGATCCTCTAGGCCTACATCGTAAGCTTCCATGAGCCAGTCTCGAAAACTATCATCAGAGATAGTCACAGGCTCATGGATTATCGTAGCAGCAATGTTATCAAGCGACACACCAGAAGTGCGTGCTGACCATGTCAAGTCGTCCAAGCGGACGTTCGACCTGTCCTCCAACTCAAAACGAGCCAAGAAGAAGTCGCGCATAAACGGGACATGGCGGAATTCGTAAGCGTAAGACAGGCTCTTACCCGCCATGTACTGGCTGGAAGAAACGGAATCGCAATAAATACCTCTTGCATTGAAGCGTGCGATGGCCTTACCGATTAGGGGAACCATACACGGAGTGGAAGATGTGGTGATTATCCTCTTAGATAAGAAAGTGGCGTGACAATTGAGGGGTGGTGCGGAGGCCTTGAGTACCATGCGGAAAAGCGCCACGCAGGCGATCCAAGCAGGCACGTCGATTGGTTTGTGTAAACAAGCGAGCAAGTCGTCGCCAAGGATGACGGCGAGCCCGCGGTTTTTCTGCCTCCTGCAGGCCACTGAGAACATAAGTGCATTGTACCACGAATTGCGAACAGTGGTAATGGTAGTGCCCGTAGGCAACTGGTGGCTTATGGTCGCCCTCAAACCGTGTGCCCTAGACTGGACAGAGAAAACGTCTAGGGCTTTGAGCAAGTCACGAAACCATTCAGGCATGCGGACCTTGTCCAAGAAAGCGTCAAACAGAAGGTGCACACGGCGCCTCTGTTCACGGTCATTTGCTGAATAGTCTCCTTCCGCGACGTGTGTGAAGTCGGGGTTGGACACAAGAAAAGTGGCTAGTTCAACGTCATTGCGCTTGTAAGCTGTGGTGTATTGCACTTCACCGAGCGTGCAATTAGCAAACAAGGTCTCCATGCGTTCCATGGCCACCATGGAAGCAGGACCGGTTATTGTGTTGAAGACGTCGTTGCCCGCGTAAATGATGCGGGGAGCCCACGACGGATCGTTGCGCTTCAACAGGATCTCTTGTTTGACGCTGAGATCCTTGGTCCCTATGTGGGACGTGGTTGCGTCAGGGATGGTATGCCAAGCGTCAGCCATGCGCTGCTGCTTGTTGTGGTCGAACTTGCGAGCCCACCGCTCGCGGTCGATGTCGTTCTCATCCCACTCTTCATCAAAGAGTTCAGGCAGCTCACTAACCAGTAGGAGAGCCTCTTCGAAGACGTCGTCTGAAATGTCGTCTGATGCCAGGAAATTACATCGCTTATTGAAAGCGGCCATGAAGGACTCGTAATCGTTGCCGGTGGCAACGGGGACCTGCTCGCGCAAAAGCGGTCCACACTGGTTGATTGGGTCATGCATAGGCTTGGTAACACCGGGCGCGTAGGTGTTAAACTCGTGTTTTACCTCTATGTCATATTGGCGATGCGGCGACACTTTCAGGTGTCCAAAGAGCTCGTTGACGGACCTATCATACTCACTAAGAGAGTTTGACACGGCAACGGGGCGGTTTTCGGTCATTGGCGGGGCGAAAACCCCCGCCGCCGTCTTACGTATCATGTGAGTGTAGTAACACGGGCGGCGGGGCATCATGGTGGTTGGTTGGTTGGTTGGTTGGTTGTTTTTGTTGACCAGACAAATATCCATAGGCATGCGAGCAACAACATGCGATAACAACACAAGCACTGAATACAACAGAACAAAGACTTAATTCACAATTTCAGGCTACCCGCCACCAC